GTTGTGCTCCACCTTCGGGAGATATACCGAGCGATTTAATTGCAAAATCTTCAGCTTTAGTTAAAGATTTGATAAGGTTACAGTGAGTTTGAGAATTAACTGGATTAAGAGTAACAGCTACTGCATTAATCTCACATTTCTCAATAATTGAAGGATTTTGGGCATTTCTTCGGATAATCTTACCCTCTACGGATAAACCTACTCTACCCGAGTCTCCCTCTTCCAAGCTTTCCATGATCTCTTTGACCGCTTTAGCTTTGGTGTGATTCTTTAAAAGTCTACCTTCAATATATAGACCTTCGGAAGTTCTAGTATAACCGTCAATAAAGCCGATCATGTTCTCTGGACCTTTAAGGTGATCATAATTCAAAATCCCTTTCTTTTGGTCAATTGGTGTCAAATCGATGCCTTCCTGCTTAATTATCTCACCTTGTTGATCTACTGAGTTAGTAGATGCTAATCCCCTAATCTTCCACTTACCGTCTTCCGACTTAGATAAAGATGCGGGTAAAATTACATTAAAATTATCGTTATTGCTCATAAAGTAATTATATCATATTTAGTACTCAAGTAAGTCCATTAGTTGTATATCGTCGCTATTTTGCAATACACGCTTTAATTGTAGCTCTGCTTCCAAAATCATACCTTCAATTTCTTCTTTATCAATCTTGAGGAGTTTGGCAATTTGCTTAGGTTCTAGCTCGGGACATAGTCCTGCTTCGTTAGCATTAATATGTACATATTTCCAAAAACAATAGTTTGCCTTAGAGTTGGCAATTGCGAATGGACATGATCCACATCTACCTTGAGCACATGTAGAACTAGGTAAGTCCTTGAGTTTTCTAGGGCATGTGGTCCAGAATGAATTAAAATCAATCATTTTCTATCTTCCTTGAGTTGTTTTTAAGGTATTGCGAGATAATCTTCCATTTCTCATACCTGAGTTTTTGAAAAGCGGCTAAAACTACCAACTCTTCGTTTAAAAGTTCTTCCAGTTCCTCTCTAAGAGCCTCTAGCTCGATATATTCATCATACATCGTTAAAATCAGCTTCGCACTTATCTCGATAAGAACATGATTTACACCAATCTTCTTTCTTTGAGGGTAATTTCTTATGTTTTGTATGTTTTTGAATTAGTTTTACTCTCTTCTCTATTTTAGCATAAAAATCAGGATTTGTATCAATAGTGTACTGTTTTGAGTAAGAATTATCTTTATTATAATAGATAATGATAACCCCTTCAGCTTTTTCATACCCTTTAAGAGCTTCGATGTGCTTATAATCCCCATTTTTTAGGTGATCGTTGAATAATTTATAATAAACATTGGTTTGAATGTGGTGAGCCATCTTTGGACCATTTAACTCTTTATATCCTCTCGCATTGATAGACTTATATTCCAATAACCACAACTTATCCTCTACCACTACTACTTCGTCAATGAATCCCACTTTAATATCTAATTCAGGACTGAATACAGGAAACTCTTCACTTTTAATAAATCCACCATAATAACTAGGTATTTCCCCTTTCTCATCTCGATAAGGGATTCTAATTTTAGATAATTGTTTGTTAAATAATTCTCCCACATAGTTGCCTAAATCGACGATTCTGGACACATTTAGAGGAAACGCATGGTCTTCTTGTACTCGATTATGTATGTAGTATAACTTTCTAAGGCATTTGCCCCCTAACATAGAGGGCTTAATGACTTTATCTTTTTTAGTTGACTTTTTACGAACTTTACTTTTATATGAATCGTTTAAAATCTTGATTATATCAGGTGCTTTACTCATGAGTAACTATTCCTAATTCTAAGGCTTGAGCTTTGTTAAAGTATTTATCTTCATATTTAATTTGTCTCTTCCACCAAGCTTTTGACTTATTAGAGTTCTCGCTTAATATTGCAAAGAAAGAATCTTGGATGCGTTGAGCTTCGGTAGTATCTACTTTCATTTCAAATAGTTTACCCTCAACTCCTCCACTAAGTGAGTGTTGCATGAATGTGGCATTCTTTCCACAAGTTCTTTCATCCCCTGCTAGAAAGATGTAGAATCCTGCGGACATACATTTACCCATAACCTTAGTTCTAACTGTCAAATAATCTAAAGATCTTAGTAAATCGTATAAAGCAAGACAATCATATACATCACCACCATAACAGTTTATAATAAGGTCGATTGGAGCGGTTTCGTCCATATCGATCATCTTATATATACCCCTGATAATGTATCCAATTGAATCACTTTCAACCTCCTCGTCCAACATAACTCTACGCTTTTCGAGGTCGATTCCATGTTCAATCCAGAATTTAGATGAATCGAACTTTTCATGTTTTGATACGAGCTTTTCCTTCATGATTGTCTCACTAAGATGTTATCTTCTTTCATGATTAAATAATGCTTAGTATTAAGTCTTATTTTACGATGAGTAGTGTTAAAAAATACAATATCTCCAACCTTTAATATTCCCTTATAGTCAGAACTTAATGCAACTACTGCACCTGCACTATTTTGGTCTAAAGGTACTTTAAAGATAGACTCTTCCGAATTAAGATCAACGGTGTTATCTATTACCACCGTCTCTTCGTGTAAAACTACCATATCTTTAACACTTTCAATTGAATCTTTTATATCTTGATTCATAATTACTCCCCTTGTGTGTACAGTCCTAAAATGTCCGCACTGAAGCCTTCAAGTTCTTTGATCTCAGATAATAACTTACCTTCAAACTCAGATTGAGCTGGAACTGAAACTGAAAAAGGGAGAGTTGAGTTTGGATCTTTAAGTAATAATACATTACCTGCCAAAACCTTGAGATCAGTAGTGATATCTGACTCTAGATATCCGTTATCAGTATACTTCTTAGTGTAGAAATCTTTAACAAATGTACTAGCGTCTTCACCGTTTGCTTTAGTTAATTCCGTAATCAATTCAGCAATAAGCTCATTACTAGTAGCTAATCTTGCATCAAATGATTGGAATACTCCAGTCATGCCGCCTTGTAAATTTCTCAGAAATGCTTCATTTGCATTTAGTCTTGCTTCGAAATTTGCTAATCTTTGTTTAAGTGGAAATTGTGCCATTTTAGTCCTCCATTAGTTTAAATTGGTCTTGTTTTAATTTCAACATTGTTACGCCTTCGCCGGGCAATCTATCAGGTCTAATCTTGTATGTATCTGCACCAATCTTAAACATGATGATTCCAGTTCTACCGTTATTAATCATTATTTTCGCCCCAGAAACGAGACGCTCTTCGTAAGAAACCTTTTTGCCAACCTTCCCACCCTTTGAAAGAGATTTAGATTTCTTACCTCTCTTTTTTGTTACTTTTTTAGTGGGAGTTATAACTTCCTCAACTACTTCTTCCTCTTCTTCTTCGGTTTCTGCTCCATTAGGATTAAGAAGTCTACCTTTGGCTAACTCTAGAACTTTAGTTACTATAGTTTTAGTGTCGTCATTAAATTCATATTCAGAAACACTAGCAATAAGCCGATCCAACTCTTTAATTTGAGTATTGAGTGCTTGTAATGCTTGAATCTGTTTTTCTATTTCATTCAAAAGCTATCCCTTGTTATTATTGATCTTAAATAGATTATAACACTATTTTTATGAAAAAGTCTAAAAAGTGACTACTTTTTTATGCAGTTATGTGAATATATTGGTGATTTTTATGAAAATTAGCTTATTAGGTGTTTTTCGATCCACTTCTCCCACTTCTCTTTGCCTACAAAGGTTTGTTTTCTACCTTCAGTGAGGATATAACCCTCTTTTAGCTCTATAGTTGCGGAAGTTCTGGTATTAGGGTGAGTTGCACCTGAAACTGGTTTCCAGTCGTCTGCTTTTTTACCCATATTTGAACCGTTACCAATCAAAGTAGTTAACTTATATACTTTAGGAATCTCTCCATTATCACCATAGAATTTTCTACAATGCTTACAAGTCACATTATCGTTAACGGGTAATCTATACACGTATACCGTACTTAAATCTTTACTCTTATTATCTTCGACGATTCTATCAACTGCTCCTGCTCCGATTGCATTACCTATCTCAGTTAGTGCTACCCTTTCCCAGTTTCTATTACCATCTTTACTTAATTCTTTTAGTCTACCAATAACTTTACCTGTACTAGACTCTCCCAATAACTCTCCCACTAGGTTTTGATTAGTTATAGACTCAATTCTATCCTTCTCTTGATGTTCGCCTAAGATAGATAAAACTCGGCTCGTAGTGTCCTCTTTAAGCTTAGTTATTTGTTGCTTAGTCCGATAGTTAAGAAGTTCAATTGCTTGCTCTATTGCCTTAGATTTAGGCAATTTAAGGTTGTTTTGTTGGTTAAGCATATCCTTAACCGTTTTAGGTAGTTTATTGTCACCGTTATTGATGTAATGGTGCTTATAAATAGCAGTAAGGATTGAAGTATTGCTTAAACCCCTTTTCTTTGCTTTTGCAATGTATTTAAGCTCATCTTTGGTTAACTGAGAAGCTCCCATAACGCTAAACGCTAATTGAGCATATTTTCCCTCAATTATCTTTTGCATCCTTTCCATAAGTTTTTTATTCATATCAATAACCTTTTTACTTTACACTACTTTTGAACTCTTCAATAAGTTCGTTGATCATTTCCTCATATAATTCAGCATGCATCTCTAGCATCATCTCACATAACTCATCGGTAACTTGATCATTGAATGACTCCTTACCATCATGTGACACTCTCTTCTTTTTGAGAGCCTTGTAAAGATACTCCTCAATTTCTTCAGGAGTTGAATTTTTAGGACCTTTTATATTAAGCTTCAATTTACTCTCCTAAGTCATAAGTTATAGTCAGAGATTTAGCTACGTCTTCAGGTACTTCTTGTTGAGCTTGTTCTACCATTTCTTGCTCTTGTTGCATAGCCTCTTCTTGCTGCTCTTTTGCTTCCGTAGAGAATTGAGCGAACCATTGCATATAAGTAGCGTCTAGAATAACGTTGTCCATACCGTCAATCGGCTCTAAGTCATCCTCTTCTCTAATCTCATTAACGGTCTTCTTGAATTTAACTTCTTTTTCTTGTCGAGCTAAAACTTCCTCAGGAGTCTCTTCAGTAGCCCCTGTAAAGCAGAACTCAAATCTATCGTCAAAAGGAGTTAATAATTCAGCATTTACATAAGACTCTATATGCCTAAGTAATGGGTACAATCCTTTATCTTTAGATTGGTTTAGCTTTTGCTTAAGGTTATTACCCCCACCAAGACCTGCATTATTACCTTCGTCTTTCATGTTGATACCGATTTCACTTGGATCTATTTGATAAACTGCACATATTAGTTTGATTAGTTCTAAAAGAGTTTCTAGAACCTCTTAGCATGTGATGCCATTGTTGTTTAACTGTTTCAAGCTTTCTACGAGGGATATTCGCCTTTATATGAAGGATACCCTTACTTGAAAACCCTTGAGTGAAATATGCTTGGTTATAGTTTTCAGCATTTAAATGATTAGTGATTAGGTTCATCGCTAACTCAAGCTCTGAGATCCCATACCCATTATAATGTATATCAGTAGTTCTATTTCTAATTCCAACCTTAAGCTCGTCATTAGTAAAAGCTCTCTCAATTACCCCTCTAAATACTTGAACGAATTTATAAGCATTTAACTCTAATAACTCAGAATCTAAGTCTAAAACTCCTTGTTCTTGTATTTCTTCTTGCTCTTTTTCAGGATGTAGGATGTCCATATAATAGTTAGTAGCATGAAGGTTTGAATGTTGGTTTAAATGTGGAGTAGCGAATCTAATAGTTGATGCATCTACAGGGTAAAAATGGTGAGGCGTACCATCATTTGAAGGTACTACTTCCGAAGCATAAAAGTCATATACTAACGAATCTCTTACCCATGCTCTTAATACAGAGTCGAATTTCCACTTCTTAGTTTCAAACGATCTATTTTCTAATAGTCCACAATTCTCGATATAAGATTCGGCTTTAACTCTTGAATCTTTGAACTTCTCATGTAAAAGCTTCTTAGCCTTACGTTTAAGTTCTAATCCCTTTAATTCCGGATCTTCTTCGATTAGCTCCATTTTGATTGCATCTAACTCTTCCTCTCTATTCTTAATCTTAAGCTTCCAACCTTCGGAGTGATCTGAATTAGCCTTTCTAGAAAACTTAGATACTTGATTTTGTCGAGTAATAATGATCGAAGCAACGATATCATTTTTCATTGACATTTGTCTTAAGTATTCGTTTGAAAGAATCCTAGTTTTCTCTTTATACCCCTGTGAATGGGATACGTGGTGAGGATCAGTATTAAGAAATTTAGAATGGAATACTTCCTCTTCTTCTTTCTTAACGTCGTTCATGATAATTTGGTTCTTAGCCTTTAATATATACCCATCTAAGGTAGAATTAGCTAATTGACTCACCTTTTTAAAGATTGAGGGCTTGTCGTTCTTGTTGTCATCGCTCATTTATAATGCTCCTATTAATTAATACTATATCATACAAATGCGAAAGATGGACCTTTTTCATCTTTTTCATTCTCAAATTCTGTTCTTCTCTTAAAAACCCCATCCTCAGGATCAATTCCATACTCATGTGAGTTGTCGGTAATTTGATCACTAAGCATATTTTGGTCTATTAATATATCAACGGAAGGTGCAGTAACCGCAGCTCCAGTATTCGCATCTACTTGTATCCCATATCTATTATCGTCCATTGCGGTGTCAAAGTCAACTTTGATTAATCCATTCTCCTCAACGGCAATATATGATGACATCGCAAGTGAATCGGCATAGTCATCACTCCCTGTGCTAGGGTGTCCTATCTTAATATTTCCAGTAGTTGATTGTTCTACTACTAATTCTTTAATCTCTTTAGTCTGAATATTGTTATCTAATAGCAATATTTGTCTAGAGTGAATCAATTTCTTAAGGTTAAAATATATCTGTTTCTTCCATTTAGAACTAAAAGTACGCTCTCTTAATACCAGTCCATATTCGTCAAAGATCTCTCTTAGTGGTTGAAAGGCAAATTGATCGGCATCTATTTGTGGAAGATCGTAACCCTTAGTAGCGTTATATATCCATTTAGCTACTTCTCTAGCTTTAACGGGCTCTTTTCTACTTCCCGTCCAACCCTTTGAGATGTATTGAGTAACTAGTCCCTCTTTAATACCAACTAGTGAGAAAGTAAATGTATCGTTTTTGAAGGCGGCATCAATAGCTCCAAAGTACTTAACTTCGGGATCATCTTCTTTAGTCAAGAAATCGACATTTAGATTAAGACATTCGTCTACACAATTAGGTAGAATGAAGTTTGAAAGTGCATCTGTAAAATTAGCTCTATACTCTACGTCAAATGAATCGGGATCTACTTTATATTCGTCTATGAACTCTTTAATTGGTAGGATAGTATTCATAACCCAACTAGGAGCTTTAAAAACTACATAAGAGTCAGGTAAAAGATCTCTTTGGTACTTCTCATACTCTTCATATAATACCCCCTGTCTTAGACCGGGGCTAGATAACTTAATAAATAGTGCTGCATCTCCAAATTGTTTCATCGCTGGAGAAACGGCTCTAATTACCTCTTTATCCGATTCCTTAGAGTTCTCATCTAAGTTCCAGTAAGCTATCTCATCGGCGAGGACTGCACAAGCGGCAACCCCTCTAGTCGTCTTCTTTGAAGCTGCCCCCACTTTAATTTGTACTTTTGAGTATACTATCTTATTATTCTCAATGAAGGGTATTTGTAGGTTGATTGCACTAGCAGTTTGTTTCCCTTTTGAGTCTTTTTTAAATCTACTTAATATTGGAGAGTTGTTTATAAACTCACTTATAATATCTAAAACCTCCGCACTAAATTCCTTAGAGTGAGATAAAATAAGAACGGTAGCATAAGGAGTCTTAGATAGGTATTGTTTCCAATTAGTCGATATTGCACATAAAATAGCGATCATAGCTGAAAGGGTAGTCTTTCCCGATCTACGTCCACATATAAGATTGATTTTATTAATACTCTCATCTTTCTTAACGTATTGTTTCCCAGTCATCATTTCAAAGATCTCATATTCAGTTCTTTCTAATTCTAGGATGTCCATTTTGTTTTGAGTTATTTCCTCTAAACGTACTCTTTTTAAAGTTTCAGAATCTAGATCTTGTCCGAATATAATCTTCATGATTACTTCTTGAGCGGCAGTGGGCTTAAAGTCCATAAAACCTTTAGCTCTAATGAAATTCTTTAAGGGATCTTTTTTGATCATATTAAGAACTTTCATCCATACAATAGCGAAATCTTTTGCGTTATATTTATTAACGTCCATTATTCAGACTCCTCAAATAGTTCACTGAAGTCGGCATCTATGATCCTTCTTTCGCCACATCGGGTATTCTTATTTGTAAAGGCATTCCCGAAACATCAACTAAAACCTCTCCCGTCTTCTCATTGATTTTATCGAAACTACCATGTCTTTTGTAATATGCAAGATATCCTTCCAACATACTTTGTAATTGAAGGATTCTAAGCTTTTTAAAGTTATTCTCAATATCCAATAGATTTTCAGCTTGTTGTAGCTGGATATTCTTGATCTCTTGTAAACCCTCTAAGATGTAAGCCTTTCTTAATTCTGGTAGTTTATGTTTATCAGCTAGAACTTGAAGTCTTTTGGTGTCTATCCCCGTTTTCTTGGCGATAGTAGGCAAATCATAGCCACTAGCTATGTATAAGCTCTTAATGAGATCTACTGAATACTCCTTAGAACGTCTTCCACCTTCAGGAGTAGTACAAATTGAATAATTCTTATCGTCTTCTCTATTTTCCATAATATATCTTAATTATATCATTTATATGAAATGTTGAAGTTTTAGGTCGTTTTTTGATATTAAATGTGATTTTTTTACATATTTTAACGGTTTTTGTCGTTTTTTGATGTCTTTAGGGCTAGAAATAGTACTAAAAGTATACTTACTGCAATCACTTTCAGGATTAAATAAGCCCCTGAGTGCCAAATTACTTCTCCAAAGTTGCATACCCCTTCCATACAAGATACGTGACTAATTGATACGATCTTCATTTTCTTTGGATTCTTTCAACTACACTATTAAATAGTTGAGCTTCAAAAACTACCCTATGTTGATAACTAGGTAATAATTGATTAATTAAGGATTGAACATCCTCTAGAATTAGTTTAGATCTGAATTTAGTAGCCCACCAAGATAGTTCTAGGTAGATTAGTAATTTCTTATTATGTTCGTCGAAAATGAACTCTACTTCCTTTATTCCAGAATCGAGTGAGAATAGGTTTAACTCTAAGTTATTTATTAATTGGGGATCTCTTACCCATTCCATTTCGTATAAGAACTTTAAGCCCCCTATTTGACTTTGTTGTTTTTCATTCATTTTAATCTCCTAACAAAAGAAGTAGTCATTGCAATTGCGTCACATATATCATTATCGGTTTTATTTATTTCCACGTCAAATTCAGTGTCGTGAGTTTCGTTAACAAATCTTTGGGCTAAATGTTTGGCATTATATACTGGCAATTTATTCTTACCAGAGAGCTTCTTATTTAGCTTTCTAGCCTCTTTATTATGTAACTTATCTTGTGCGTCAAGTTTTAATCCTAAGTGATGTCGCCACCCTTTTGCTCCCGTAACGTCGTAATAAGATACCTTATTAATATACCCACTAGAATAGAACTTGTGCATCAAAATCCAATGTAAACCATCTAAAGTTTTTTGTCCCATTCTTTGTCTAGATCCTGCAATCTCTTCAATTACGATAGTCTTAATATCGTACGTTTTTGAATAATAATCATATATCTCGTCAATTTGTTTAGAGAGGTCAATCATTTTCATTAATTGTTTTAAAGGGTATATCAACTTAGATAATCCCTTCCCACTTGGTTTTAAAACTCCATACTCTAATAAATTACCTTTTAAATCTAATAGGCAATAACCTGAGGCAGTAGTCGATAAATCTAATCCTAATATTACTTCTTTCATATTCTTATTATACCCTATAGATCGTCAATTTTACGTTTTTTTAGACCTTTTGCATTTAGTAAATGCTTTTTGGCACTCTTGTCCATTCCATTTGCTCTTTGTTTATGGTAAACGTCTGCAAAGTCATTCTCTCTTGCATAGTTTCTAGCCCTTGCTTTGAGAATGGCATCTTGGTCTTTTATCTTAGACTTTCCTTTGTTACCACCTTCCATGAACTTAGAATTAGGTGCTTCGATAAACTCTTCCCATATCTCAGGATCTAATTCATCGAAATTCTTAAGTTTTCTAATAACTTCGTCGGTCTCTTTGTTTCTAAAGTATTTTATTGGCATAATTCACTCACTCCATTCTTATATTGTATTTCTATTGATTCGTCTACTACGGTTTTGAATATAGAGTTGTGTTCTATAATCAAAGTGGGTTTCTTTAAATTTCTAAGAAGTTCTATACACTTCTCCATACTTGACTCGGATAAATCTTTAAAGTACTCATCTAATATGATTAGCTTTAATGCTGAATTTTTCCTAGTAGTTATTATATCCGATAAGGCAAGATCTACGGCTAGATTCATTCTTCGAGTTTGTCCACCTGAGAAAAGTCCTAAAGTGCGATCTTCCTTATCTACCTTAGTCATAGTGTCTATCTTAGTACCGTCACTAGAAAACTCTAATTTAAGGTCTACTTCAAATAGTTGATCAATATATATCTTAACTCTACGATTTAATTCGTGCAGTACGTTTTGGAAGATATAAGTCTTAACGTCTTTGAAACCAGATTTAAGCTTTTCCATACTACTGAGTTTCTTTTGTAGTTCTAATATATCTTGAACAAGGCTTTCTCTAGTCTCTTTAATCGTTTTTAATTGAAGTTTTTTCTCATTTAATTCGTCTATATTAGAATCTTCTTCTTTTATCTTTTTGATTTTAGCTTTTAGATTAGATTTAGACTCCTTAATACTGTCTAATTTAGACTTTATATCTTCCAACTTTATATCACAACTTACTATCTTTTGCGTCCTCTTGTGTTGGGAAAGTTCATTGGCTTCAAATGTGGATTTAGCCATTCTGTATTCCCTATCTAGTCTAAGACGTTCCTTATTTAAAGATTCCACTAGGTCTTGGGTTTCGCTTAAATCTGGAAGCTCTTTAAGTTCCTCTTTACGCACCTTTCCCTTGGCTTTAATTTCTTTAATGTATTTAGTCAATTCCTTTTTATTTGCTTTTAAGTCTCTAACTTTACCTTTACATTTGTCTACGGGTTGTCCACAGGTATTACACTCATCTTTGTCGCTATCTAGAAAGTTATTTATCTTGTCCAATTGTCTTTGAGAATCGTCTATATCTCTTTTATAATTGGTCAAGGTTCTTTTGATTGAATCATTCTCTTCAATTATCTTATCTCTGATAATTAAGTCTTCTTTTTTAATCTGTAATTGTCTCGCACATGCGGTATATACTTCTTTAAGCTTCTCTACATTTTCACTTTCTTTTAATTGAGTTTTATCGTAGGCTTTTTTAGCTGCCTTAAATTCTTTGAGTTGAGCCTTTATATCCTTACCTCGTTCAACGTTGGTCTCTTTTTCCAGCTCTAAATTATCTAACTCTCCATTTAACCTATTTAATAGGTCGTTTGACCTACTTTCTAGGCTATTGATTAAAAGCTTCAGGGTACTAATCTCATTTCTAAATCCATTAGATTCTACTTGCTTAAGCTCTATTTGATGTTTGATCGTCTTGATGTCTCTCATTATACTCTTACGTGCCTGATCGAACTTCTTTACATCTATAATTTCAGTTAAAATGGTAGCTTTCTCTTCTTGATTTGAATTTAAGAATTTCTTGTCGTAGTTTTGTGCAAAATAGATAGTTTGACAAAATGTGTCGAAATTAAGCCCTATTAATTCTACGATCATTTGGTCAGTTTGTTTCGAAGTAGATCCTTTTATTTTCTCACCATTCTTAATTATGTATAAATCATTAGGTTTCCTACTTCTTAGGATTGAGAATCCTTGTTCAAATTCAATCTTAACTTTACAAGTTGATTGACCTTTAGTTATAACGTCGTCTAATTTGACATTCTTTTTTGGCAATTTCCCATATAGACACCATGCTATTGCATTAAATAGAGCTGATTTACCACTCCCTTCACTCGTATTGTCGTCATAATTGAAACCATCAACTCTAGTAATTCCGCTAGGAAGATCAATATCACCTTTTCTCCAAGAAAGGAAATTATGCATTTTGATGTTCTTAATCATTTTAAATACTCCAATGCAAGATCTATCGTATACTCGTCGTAGTTGGCTACTTCAGTAGCCCATACTTGAAATTGCTTCTCACAATTCAAATCCTCATCTAATTCATTATACTCTTGATATGTATCAGTGTCAATTTCCCTCACTTTTAATTTGGGGTATTTTTCCTTTAAGTCAAGTATTTGATCTTGAATAGCTGCTAATTGGTGAGTAGATCCTTTTAAATCAAATCTGAAGTAGTCTCGGTCATTTAGTCCTGATAAATCAAGTTCTTGATCTAAATCGAATTTTATAATAATATGTCTGGGAAATTTAGTTATCTCGTGAAGCTCTAAATCCTCTCCTAAAGTGGCTAAGTATTTAGGTTGGTTAGCTTCTCCAAATGAATGTGAGAATGGCGTACCTAAATATGTTACATTCTCTTTTTGTTGGAATTTGTGAAAATGTCCAGTTATAACTTTATCAAACTTCTTAAAATCTTTAAAAGTGAGTCCTTTATCGCAGATATGACCGTTACCGAAGTCAAAGTCTTTTAACTCTAAATGTGCTATTAAATTAGATCCTTTAGGAATTTTCTTTAGTACCTCTTTTAGTTTAGTTTGATCATGAATGTACGGTATTCCGTACGTATTTTCATCTATTTGAGTTAAATCGTCTATAATAGTAACATTACCAAACTCTTTGAAACATTCTAACGAATGCTCAGTGGTTTGTAAATTGAATAAATCGTGATTTCCTACTATGACGAAATGTTGTAATTTTGATTTTCTGAAATAGGAAAGCCATAAGTTAAGCGGCTTTCCTCTAATTATCTCTTTAGTGTCGAATATGTCACCTAACCATATAACGGGCTTTTTCCTTTTCTCAACCATTTTCAATAAATCTTTCGATAGATCTAAATTATTTGATTTAGTATGTGGATCGCCTACTATGGTATATTTCATATAAGTCCCTGCATTATGATTTCAGCCCCATCTTTACAATAAGTTTTACAAATATTAAGGAGCTTGTTATATTTGTTGAGTTCGTATTTATTTTTAAAGCAAACTCTTAAAATAGTGACCATAATAAGTATGTTGTCACTTTCGGGTTCTTTTGAATGGTCAAAGGACAAGAACTGTTCGATTAGTTTGTCAATCGCACTATAACATTCCCAAGCTTTTAAGAAAGTTAAAGTTATGATTAAATCCCTTAAGTAGTTCTTGTCTTTATTCACTTATTCTATCCTTTTCATTCCATTACCATCGATCTGCATTGTGACATGAGTGGGATAATCTCCCTCTTTACCTGCAATCCAATGATTCTTGCTAATCTTCCAACGTGCTTTAATACCCGTCTTCATTTTAACACCTTTAACTTGCTTGCTTAAATCACCTTTTCTTCCTGCATTGATAATCAATGAGCAAAAGAACTCAAGTGCTCTACCACCTGCATTTGTTTCGCCTACGCTACCAATATTAGCATAAGAATAATTAACAATCAAGACTGCGATGTTTTGCTCTTGCTGCCTAGCTCTGAGTGCGTTTAGACCTGATCTATTAGTCTTTGCACTTCCACCTACCATTCCTACTTGAGAAGTAAAGTCAATTGCAGCGTCTCTTTGGGAAGTAGTGTTTCCATAAGAATCTATTGCTAATAGGATCTTAGCGTCAGGATACTTATCTTTAATTACATCTAAAGTTTTGAAGATGCTATCAAATACTTGCTCTGTAATTGTGCTAGTAATTGTGACCATCTTACTCGGATCTACTCCTGCACTAATTAGTCTATCAGGACTTGTTTTACCCTCAGTCTCAATATAGATTACGAAGTGGTCTTGCTCCTGAGCATTTCTAATTGCTTCGAGAGTTAGGGTAGTTTTACCCGAATCAGGTTTACCTGAAATTTGAACAAATTGACCAAATGGTAGTCCTAATGCACCAAATGATTGCTCAAACCATTCTGGCATAACTACATAATCGTCAGGATTGTCCGAAACCTTTTTTAGTTTGTCACCCTTTCCAAACTGGTTTTTTCTGGACTTGTCTTTGATAGTCGCTTGGACTCCTGTAACAATGTCGTCGAAATCATACTTACTCACTTTTTACCTCCTAGTGATTAGTCTTTTGATAATTGTCTAAACATTATGTGTGCATTTTCAAATATCTTCACATAACTTTTTAAATAGTTTCTATAAGCTTCCATATCATCTCTGGATTCTTTAGCTTCGATATAGTCATCGTCTGACTCTACTGATAACTTCTTTTCGGTAATAGATTTACCTCCCGAAGATAGTGCTAGTTTAGAATATGTAGCTCTCTCAACGCTTGAGTATTTAGTTAACTCAATATCAACTTCCATTAAGATGTTCATCAAACTAGACTGAGCCAATAGGAACTTACTCATCCTATCTCTTGCATCCTGTGCAGATATATACCCACTATCCAGTTTCATTAGTTCTACATATTTTTTAATTTTTGGCTTTAATTTGGCTAATTCGTCGTTTATGTTCATTATAGCTCCATGAGTCTGTAGTAACTCCCACTCCGATGAATGTGTTTTTAAATAGTTTAGGTAATAACCTAGCCTCCCCAATCATTAAGGTAGGTTTTATCTTCCCATTTCTTTCTATTATACCCGGACTAAGGAATCTAAATTTAGTGTTGGTTGGATTACCATAAGCAATTCCGTTCCAATTAATACCAGCTCCAAAGTCTTTTAGAGATTGGGTTGCTTGTCCTGCTAACTTATTATTAAAGAAGAACCCATTCTTATATTTCTTTATTGGATTACTAATTGTCTTACCACCTGTTATTTTGAGTTTGTAAGGCTTATTTTGCCACTCATTATTAACTTGAGACT